TTATATATATTTTTCATAAAGTTTAAGTGCATCGTCTTCGATTTTTTGAGTTATGTGCAAGTATATATCGGCGGTCATAGTTATTGTACTGTGTCCAAGCCGGGCGCTAACATATTTCAAATTTGCTCCAGCTTCTAACAAATGTACCGCATGGCTGTGTCTCAGTGCGTGAGGAGAAAGAATCGGGACGTTTGCTCGCTTACAAGATGAGGTCATAAAGTCGCGTACAACAGAATGTCTTAAATAATTCCCGTTCTGGTTAGAAAAGATCATGTTTCTATTTTTGGGGGCTGCGTATGTTTCGTATTTCAGTATACATTCATTTTTATTAACTTTATGTTTTTTTAATAATAAGGCTGTGTTATTATCAATTTTAATTTTTCTAACGCTAGATGTTGATTTAGGTGACGTAATGCTTGCGTTATTGTGATCGTCGTATGATAGTGATTTGTTGACTGATAATATATTTGTTGTTAAATCTATATCTGACCATTCCAGAGCCAAGGCTTCACCTAAACGCAAGCCAGTGCGCGAAAGCAATGTAAATAATACATAATATTGGATTGAATGACCATATTTTCCCATTTTGTACTTAGATAAAAAAGTTAAGAGAGTATCAAGTTGATTTTTTGTATAGAACTTCAATTTTTCAGGTTCGTTTTTGTTCGGAATCTTAACCTTGCTAGCTACATTCTTTTCAAGATATTCTAACTCATATGTGGCTGTCTCTAAAGCGTCTTTTAGCACTGTCAAATTAGAACGCACGGTATCTTTTTTTTGATTTTTTTCTTGACCTAAATAATTTACCCACGTGACAACATCAGCTCTAGATATTTCATTCAAGCGCATCATTCCGAAAGTAGGTAAAATATGCAATCTAATTGATCGTTCTAACCTTAGATATGTGGCTTGTTTTACATTTGGCTTCTTAAATGTTTCTATCCACTCTTTCAAATAGTCTTCAACTAATTTATTTCCACCTGCTAAGTCAATTCCGTTTTTTCGCTGCTTGTCTGCTTCGTTTGCAGCTGTTTGAGCATCTCTCTTTGTTCTGAATCCACTTTTAGAAATTTCCTTGAACTGGCCATTGGATTTGTATCGAATACGGTAGCGCCACTTTCCATTTGGTTGTTGCTTTATACTTGCCATCTCAAAACCTCCCTTCTCAGGTAAATTTAATAACAAAACTAAGTTTTCTAAAACACAACCTTGCCAATAATTTTTACACCTTCAGAAGCACGTATATCTTCGTAGTCCTTATTTAACGAAACTAGTCTTATGCAATTGTTTTCTAAGTATACTTTCTTTATAAAAGCTTCATTTCCAATAGTGACAACCATCAAAGCTCCGTTTATAATTTCATCCATTTTCTCAACGAAGATAATATCGCCGTTCTCAAAAACAGGTTCCATTGAATCTCCGTCTACTTGAAAAGCTAAGTCGTAATGCCTAGGTAATTTTCCGTAGTAAGTAATTATTTCTGCACAATTCGGATCTAAGTCTACTACACCGCGACCAGCAGATACTCTAGATTGCAATTTTATGTCATGTTGCTGTTTATCTTCCTTATAACTATCAAGACTAACTACATTTTGATTGCATTGCTCTTGCAATAACGTTTTAGCGTAAGAAAGAACTTTGTGTTGTCTAGTTAATTCTAATTTTGCCGAAACATCTTTAATTTCAGATAAAGTAGTAGTTTGTTCTTCGTTATGATTACTATCTAAACCCAGAAGATTTTGAGGCGTTGTTCCTAACGCAACAGCAAATTCATTAATTTTATTAATTGGAAACTGCCTGGTGCGATTTTCATATCGGGACATAGCAGACTTTGCAACACCTGTTAAAGAAGCAAGTTCACTTGATGTCATCTTTCTTTGTTTTCTCAATTCAATTATTAAACTCATTATTTCATCGTTGCTTCTCATATTTTTCACCTCTCTATTGATATGATAATACAAGAATGATTCCCAATAGTCAACATAAATGTGCTATTTGGGAACAATAAGTTGACATTCGGGAATAGCGAAAGTATACTAAAGGCACATTCATGAATGAGTTAAAAACAAATGAGGTGAATTTAATGAAGTTTGATTTAAATAGACTGAAAGCTGAAAGAGTTGCAAAAGGTTACTCGCAAGAACAACTTGCAAAGAAATTGAAGTGGACAAGAAGCGTCTATACAAAAAGGGAAAATGGTTCAGTCCCTCTAGGAGTTGACGAGTTGGCTGAGATAGCCACGGCTTTGCAAATTCCGGAGGCTAGAATTGCAATTTTTTTTACTTTCTAAGTTCCCGAATGGCAACTTTATTTACTAGAGGAGGTTAGCGAATGGAACAGAGACAGTTACCGATGTCTGTAAATATTCAGTTGGACAATCGATATATGGAGAAATTTGCTAAAGAGTATTTAAATGAACTGTTTGACAGATTTTTAAAACCTGAATGGTTGACAATCGCTGATATGGAAAAAATCACACGTCGTAAGAGAGCGTGGATAATGGATTACATTGTTTATGATCCGTATGTAAGAAACAACAAATTGGCAAAAAGAGATACAGATGGCAAATGGATTTTTGATGCTGAAAAGATTCGGCCATTTTTAAATCGTCTATTCAATGATTTGCCTGATTACTAAAAAATAAGAAGGAGACAACAGCATGAATCAATTAACACAAACATTAACAAGTAATGAAGTCGCAGAAATGATTGGTACGACAAATGGCGAATTGATGAAATCCATCCGCACTTACATTGGCTATTTAGCCGAAGGGGAAATTCCCTCGGGCGATTTCTTCATTGATTCAACGTACAAAGATTCAAATAACCAAGAACGACCAAATTACCTGTTAACTAAACAAGGTTGTGAAATGGTCTCAAACAAACTGACAGGCCCTAAAGGCGTTCAGTTCACAGCTAAGTATGTCAGTCGCTTCAACCAAATGGAAAAACACATCAAAGAACAACTAGACACATCAAACTTAAGCCCTGAGCTTCAATTTATGAATAGTGTCGTGCAGTCGTTGGCGAAACAAGAACAAGAAACGAAGCGTATCGAAAACAAAGTAGATAGCATTACTGAAATTGTTGCTCTTAACTCGACCGATTGGCGGAAAGATTCACGCACACTTATCAGTAAGATGGCTAAGGCGCAAGGTGGCTATGAAGCTTACCGGGAAGTCCAAGCGGATATTTACCAAGAGTTAGACCGCAGAGCAGGATCGTCACTGAAGACACGCGTTACGAACAAGCGACGTCGAATGGCTGATGAAGGGGCTTCAAAATCCAAACGCGACAAGTTGAGTAAGTTGGATGTAATAGCTGAAGACAAGCGTTTACTAGAGATTTACCTAGCGATTGTCAAAGAGTTCGCGGTTAAGTATGGCGTATGGGATAACGAATTTTAGGAGGGAATAGTATGAATGAAGAAAAACAAAAACAGCTAGAAAGCATTGCAGACAGACTTTTGGAGAAGGCAGCTGAAATGAACTCTCTAGCAAATGAGATTTATAAATTAATCGGTCATATCGATGACTAAGCAACCTCTATTGATTCCTTGTTTAATAGAGTCGATTGTTTTTTTAGCAGAATCTTTGTAGCGATAAGTTTCACTAGTTGCAACTATCTCATTGTTTGCGGATTTGAGAACAAAGTAGTATTGACCATCTGTCGCTTTTCGAATAACAAAATACATTTTATTCACCACCTTATCAGCTATTTCAGTCTGTCACACTGATAAGGAAATTATACCAAAAATAACCCACACGGAAGGAGTAAACCGTATCTTGGAAGAGATCTTGATTGTTCTAATTGCTTTAATTATATTCACCCAGATATTTGGAAAATTACTTGGAGTTACTTATAAATTTTTAATTAAATCTATCATATTTAAAAACAAAAGAAAAAATGACGAAGAATGAAATTACGTTAGTTACTAAAGAAAATGTACTCTCGTCCAACGCTGATGCCAATATCAATGTAGGGTATGATGCTGCAATAAGTTTTTGTAAAAAAATTGCTATTTTATCCATTTGATTTTTCGTTAGAAATTTTATTGCTTGTAAAACAAGAAGAATTATTACTGAGAACGCAAAAAATATTAACAACATAATACCTACAAAAAAAGCAGTATTAAATACTGATAACAAATCTATTTTTGAAAAGTTATTAAAAATAGAGTTCTCAACAATCAATTCGGAAAACAAAGAAAGATATATTTTTGAGAATCCCCTTAAAGAAAAGCAAGTACCAATAAATATGCAGATTGATATAAAGATTTTAAAAATGTCTGAAATTGTAATGATAATTTTTTCTCTCACTCTGACACCACCAGTTTTTAAACAATTATACAACAGAAAGGAAGTACCACATGAAAAATAAAAAAATCGCACTAGGAGTTACCGCTGCATTGTTTCTAGGATCAACTGTAGGATTCGCAGCAGGCGCTGGTTTCTTCGATAACGCAACAACTGTTGAACAGAACATCTACAAACTGGCTAACATTGCTACGCAGAACAAACAGAAGGCAGCAGACGTTCAAAGCAAACTTGATCAAACGACTGGGCAACAAAAGAACCTGCAAGATCAACTCGACAGTTTGAAACAGCAATTGGTAAACAAACAAAACGAGGTCAATGCGAAGCAGTCTGAAATTGAAGCCAAACAACGTGAAGTCGAATCTAAGCAACAGGAAGTCACGCAGAAACAGCAAGAGGCGGATAAGCTGCGTAATGAACTATCTAACGCTCAAAATGATTCAGCACAAAAAGACGCACGCATGGCGGAGTTGGCAAATTTGAGCCAACAAAAAGTAAACGAGTTGGGCCAGTAGGAGGATAAAAATGGATCAAAAAGAACTGAACAGCATATTAGCTAAGCACAAGAAATGGTTGTTTGACGAAGAAGGCGGCGAGCGTGCCGACTTATGGGATGCCGACTTATGGGGTGCCGACTTACGGGATGCCGACTTACGGGGTGCCGACTTATGGGGTGCCAACTTACGGGATGCCGACTTACGGGGTGCCGACTTACGGGATGCCGATCACGACTCGTCAACGGCTTTTCTACCCATTCAATGTCCGGAAGAGGGATCATTCGTTGCCTACAAGAAAGCAAAAGGTTTGGTTGTAAAGCTATTAATCCCAGATGATGCCAAACGGTCAAGCGCCACATCCAGGAAATGTCGTTGTGACAAAGCGGAAGTTATCGAAATTATGAAACCTGATAAAACGTCTTCGAATCTAACTTCTGTACCTAGCAACTATGATCCGGATTTTGTATACGAGGTAGGGAAAACAGTAATAGTTTCTGATTTTGAAGAAGATCGCTTTGTTGAATGTGCGGCAGGGATTCACTTTTTCATCACGTTCGATGAGGCGAAGAAATATTAGTAGGAGGTTTAAAGATGAAAAAACTCTATTGGCTCCGTAGAACAGGAGCAATGCTATTGGCGTTCGGGATAGGTGCAGCACTAACAGGAAGTATTCCAGAATGGTTAAAGGCAGTTTATGTAACTGCAGTGTTCGGATTGGTACTTATCTATGACGTAACTGAATACGAAATAAAAAAGCCAACCGAGGGGGCTGACTATGAGTAGAAAAGAAGCTTTGCAAATTGGGAAAACGATCGCTGATCGGTGGTATCAACGAAACGAATCAACAATCTTAGCAAAACAGAATATCGAGCGCAGGAAAGCGTGGGAACAAAAAAAGCTCACTACGCCGGCAAGCAATTAGTGAGCAAACAAAGAAATATTGATTTGAGGTGATTATAACATGTTTGATTACGATACATCAATGGCAGATCCCGACAATCACTCATTTATTAATGTCAGTGAGTCTACAAAGGAAACTGTTAAAGAGTCTAGAAAAAATGATCTAGGGCAAAGCCTTGAATATTTCCAAGATGATAACGGTGCAACAGTCGCATACAGCGATACAGTGTATCGCTTGTCTATTCAAACAGAATTAGGTCGTATGCATTTTTTAGTTCTTTTCGAGAGTGCACAAGAGTTGCTGGACGAATTCCAGATAGAATTACTTGAGGCTTCTTTAAATAAATATAGTGACGGGAAAGCTTTTATAAAAGAAATGGAGGAGATATTCGGTGAGTGAGAAAAAGACTTTTGAAGAAATATCTCAAATGAATTTCGAGAATGATATAAAAACAAAAGAAGGCGGAACTGACAAAAAGACTGGCGAAAAAATCTACCTAAAATATCTAAGCTGGGCAGCAGCGCATAAAATCATGAAGCTCATAGATCCTGATGCTGAGATTATTGAACACGAATTTGAGCACTACCATGTGATGAGTGGTCAGCAACAAGACTTTCTAATCACTGAATTGAAGCCTTATCGACAAGCGGGAGACGGATATATGGTGAAGGTATCGGTGGTTCTTTTCGGTAAGATTGAGACTGAAAATTACGCGATTATTAATTTTAGAGGCCAGCCAATCTTGAAACCTACTTCGACAGATATCAATAAAGCATTGAAGAGGGCTTACGTCAAAGCACTAGCCAAACATGGCATTGCAATTTACCTATATGAAGGAGAAGACCTTCCAGATCAACCAAAAATCGATGTTAAAGAACTTGAAAAGATAGAAAAATTACTAGCTGGATTAGATGAAACTACAGGTAAAGATAACAAAAAAACATTAATAAACACTGTAAATAAGTATACGGTTCAAGATTCTCGTCTAGGTAAGAAAGTCAAAGAACTAGGTGAAATGACATATGACCAAAGCGGGCTCTTTAAAATTGCTGTAAACAAAATTCAGTTAGATTTTGAGAAGCAGTCTAAGGACAAGAAGTGACTCTATGTTAAATATCCGAATCGTAGGCAAGCAGTCTAACGGAGATTTTGTTGTCCGACCGATTGATGACAGTAAAGAGGAGTTAGAATCTCTCGTCAAACAGCGTAAAACGTTGCTGACGGCACAGGCGTTCAATCCAAATAAAGTAACTCGCCCACAACAGAAAATCGCTCACGCGTTGATTAGAGACGTTGACAGCTATACAGATAATGAATGGTTTATACAAAATACTGAAGATGATTTAAAAATTAAGTTTTGTATTGATCGTGGTTTTTCGTATGAGAAGTTATTCTCACTGTCAAACTGCAGTAAAGATTTAGCAACACAGTTTATCTCATGGTTGGTTGAATACTGCTTTCATTATGATATTCCATTCGACGGCAAAGATTTGTATTTGGTCCATGACACAAATAGAAAAATGTTCTTGTCAGCACTCCACAATCGCTGCTTTGTAACTCAAGCTCGCCGTCAGGATGCCGTTCTACACATCCACCATGTAAATGCTGTAGGGATGGGCAAACGTTCAAAAGTGGATCATCGTGGACGCTACTACATGATATTAAGGGCTGAGCTTCACAATGAAATACATCAGCTTGGGTACGACGAGTTTTGCAAAAAATGGCATGTAGGAGCGATCAAACTCTCTGATCAACAAGTATTAGACTTCGGTCTTATGAGTGAAAAGCACATGAAAGAACTGGATGATAATCCAGATTATGAAATAAAAGATTGGCAGTTGCCGGATTAGGAGGGAGCAAGTGTCTGATAAACAAAAACGTCGCTATTACTGGTTAAAGTTGAAAGAGAACTTTTTCGAAGAAGACACAATTGAATGGCTTGAGGAACAGCCTAATGGAAAAGAATATTGTCTATTTTATTTGAAACTTTGCCTTAAGTCGTTAAAAACAGAAGGGTTATTAGTTAGAAACGTAGGCAATCTAATGATTCCGTACGATCCTGAGTCGCTGGCTAAGTTGACGAATTCAAAAGCAGATACCGTTAAAGTTGCAATGGATTTGTTTAACAAAATTGGACTCATAGAAATTATGGATAGCGGTGAAATATACCTGAACCAATTAGGCGAAATGGTTGGTACAGAGACAGAATCTGCTAGGCAAAAACGGCTACAACGATCAAAAGAGGACAATGTCCGGACATTGTCTGGAAAAGGTCGCCTAGAGTTAGAGAAAGAGATAGAGAAAGAATTAGAGATAGAGAGAAAAAAAGATATTACGCCTTCGAAAACGAAGGCTAAACCTACGCGTCATAAATATGGGGAATATAAAAATGTTTTATTAAGTGATGAACAACTTGAGAAGCTGAAAAAAGAATTCCCCGCTGATTGGGAAGCGCGTATAGAAAGAGTGTCTTCTTACTGTGAATCCACAGGCAAATCATATAAGAACTATTTTGCAACAATTAAGAATTGGGCGAAAAAAGATCATGCGGGTAATAGATATGGAAACAAAAGAGTTGAGAAATTGCCTAGTCATATAACTGAAACACCAAAGAAAGTTGAACCAGAAATAGATTGGGTGGCTGAGGCAGAAAGATCTCTCGCTGAAAGAGGTGAGGATAGTGAATGACTTTGAACTGTTGAAGGCTGTTCATAACAAATTGCCACAAGCTTATAAAGAAGTGCAGGTCCCATATCTAAAACGATATAGCCAGTTTCTCGCTCAAGGTGGAGGCTTTACAGATGAACGTGCGAAGCAACTATTCAGACAGTATTGGGTTGGTTATTTCATCTTTCACTATCAGCAAAAACAGAAAGAATATGACTTTTGGGAATTAAACGCCCGGCCATATGAGGTGCAACTTGAATTTGCTAAGAAAATGTATGCGCAACTTGTGGAATCCAACGGAAGATGAAGGAGAAAGAATGAGCCTTTACACACTACATTTAGAACCCAAACCTCAGTCAAGACCTCGATTTGGGAGAAACAGAGCTTATGAAGACGGGAAAATGACGCAATGGAAAAGAAATTGCGAGAGTCAATTACGATTGCTGAATCCTAAAATAATCCCAAATGGGCCTGTATACGTTTCTATGACCTTTTACATCTATCCGCCTAAACGGATAGCAGAGGTAAAAAAGAAACACTTAGAACTCGAATCAGAGACGATCTATGTAGACAAGCGACCAGACATTGATAATTACATCAAAGCTATTTTGGACTGTAGTAACGAAATCCTTTTTAAGGATGATGGGCAAGTCGCGGCATTGTCATCACAAAAGCTGTATTCACTTGATCCACGAATAGAGATTGAAATTTATGAATTGGAGTGATTGTACATGAAATTACCTAGAAATGAACAAGAGACGATTTTCACTTATTCAATCAATGAAAATTGGCACCTATATACAGATGTGCCTAAACATATCAGAAAGTATTTACCTCTCGTAAAATCCCCTAAATTAAAGGAAGAAAACGGGGAAATAATCGCTTTAGAGGGTTTCATTGATGGAAATGTTTCCGCGCGAGCAAAAAGAGTGATGTCAGATGAACAAAGACAAGCTGCCGGTGAAAGATTAAAAGCAGCAAGAAACAATTCAGAGGAGGATGCATAAATGATCAACAATGTAGTTTTGGTCGGGCGATTGACAAAAGATCCTGACCTGCGATATACAGCGAGCGGTACAGGGGTTGCTACATTCACTCTAGCGGTGAACAGAAACTTTACGAATCAAGACGGAAACCGAGAAGCAGACTTCATCAATTGTGTGATTTGGCGTAAATCTGCCGAAACTCTTGCGAACTATGCACACAAAGGAACGTTGCTTGGAGTCAATGGACGTATTCAAACACGCAGCTATGACAATCAACAGGGACAACGCATCTATGTGACTGAGGTTGTTGCTGAGAATTTTCAATTATTGGAATCAAGAGGCACGAATCAACAACATAAAAATAACGAATCAAATAACTCAACTGGTAGTCAGCCGGCTAATAGAAATAACAATCAATCTGACGATCCTTTCAGTGGTTTATCAATTGACATCAATGACGATGATCTACCGTTCTGATTATGGATCAAAGGAAAAGATTAGCTGAGCTATTAAGCCGGACAGATTATTGGACGAACGAAAGAGTCTTTAACGAAGCTGAAAAAATCTATAAAAATATGGTGGCGAAGAAAATGCAAAATAAGAAAAGAGATCGGACAGGCGAAAAGTATGGGGAATTCACTATTATTCGACCAGGAGAAATCGACAAAGAATGGGTAGCTAGATGTGCCTGCGGTAAGGAGCGATTAGTGAAGAATCAGAATATGTCGAAACTCACGCATTGCAAAAGCTGCGCGGCAAAACTTCGAATGCAAAAGCGTACAAAGAAACCTAAAAAGCCGAAGAAAGACAAGTTTACAGAAAGACAGAACTGGATGGCACCAAAGCGGCCTAAATTCAAATTGGATGTTCTATATGAGTTGAACTACTCTCAATGCAATTTCCCATGTGTAGGAAAATTGATTAATGAATATGGTAAATCGGCAAGTTTTGAAGTCGTGGAATATCATGACTCGGACAAAGCGGTTTTGCGAATGCTAGGCTATCGTATATCTGTCAAAAAGAAAGCAGCGTTGGAATTATGCAGGGTATAAAAGAAATATTCTGGTCCAACGTCAACTGGCATCGTGTGAACAAAGACTTAAGTTGGACGGAATTAGTCGGAGGGCAAACAACAGGAGCAGTGAATAAAACCGGGAATATCACTTTGGAGACGGTACAACAAATCGCGAAAAAGTTAGATATTACTGACTATGCAATTCTTTTTGAAAGTTGGGAAGAGTAATTCTTCTAATGCTTAAGAAAGGGTGATAAACGTGGAAATGAAAGAGAGTTTTATAAATTCTGTCATTCGTAACATGGAGCCTGAACTTGAAGTTAATCAACTTAAGAAATTGAAAATTGTACTAACGATCAATTTAAATCATGTACGTGTAGAAAAAGAGAACACTGATCTAGTCATATACGATGAATCGGGTGACATTGCTGCATACAAACAGTATTTTGTGTCAATGAAACTGCGCAATTTATCTAACGGCACGATAGAACTCGCTATGAGGACGATCGACGCCTTCCAAAGATCAGTGAAGAAACAATACAAGGACGTAACAACTCAAGATATTCGATTGTACATCGCGTACCGCGACATGAAGGATCATTTATCAAGCGCCACTTTGAATCGTGAACGCGGGTGCATCTGCAGGTTCTATACTTGGCTGTTCGAGGAAGAATATATCCCTAAGAACCCAGCAAAACGTGTTGAACCTATTAAGGTGGAGAAACGACTGAAAAAAGCCTTCACACCGATTGAAGTGGAACTAATGCGGAACGCCTGCAGGAAGCCAAAAGAAAAAGCAGTGTTTGAACTATTGCTAAGCACGGGTTGTCGAGTCACTGAGTTAACTATGCTAGCAATGGAAAATTACGACCAACAAAGAGGGACCATTACAGTGATTGGAAAAGGCAATAAGGAGCGCACGGTCTTCGTCAACGCTCGCGCTAAAGTGGCAATTGATAATTACTTAATGATTAAACCGCATTTTGAAGGTTCGATCATTTGCGGCCTTCATGGAGTTGGAACACAGATGACTTCGAATGGCATTCAAAAAATGGTCAAAGAGATTGCAAAGCGTGCTCATGTAGCTCACGCGCATCCGCATAAGTTTCGAAGAACTGCAGCAACATTCGCTCTGAAGAGAGGAATGAGCCTAAACGATGTAAGGCGCTTTCTTGGACACACGGATGTTGATACGACGCTGCAATATATTGATACTAGCGGATCGGATCTGAAGTTAGAACATGAGAAGTTTGTCGCATAAAGCTCAACAGTTTGGGGCATTAGCGTAGGTTTGGAAAGGAACACATATGTCATATAAAGAAAAATGGATCAATGTTGGTTTTGATGAAGGCTATCTTTCCGCCTTGAAGGATGTTCTGAATTACACCATAGAGTTTGAAAACAATTCTGCCGATTCATTAATAACCAATATGAGACTCAGGAAGAGAGACTTTTTGAAATATTGGGAAGAAAATGAACTAGATTTTATTAAAGAAGACGAACTGAATAAAAAAGCATTAGAAATTTGGTTAATGTAACTTACACTATCGGAGGATACAGAGGAGGTTTAATTTTGGAAAGACAGTTGCTTGAATGCAAGTATTGTAACCAAAAGGCGTTAATGCATGTTGACGATGAAGGTTCTTTTGGAGGAATGGGAGTGTCTTGGGATCACTACATTTGCAAAGTGTGCCTTAGCGAAAAAGATGTTTCAGTCAAATGGGATAACGAAATCATAAAATGGACAAAACGCGATCAATTTATGGTTCGCACTGACGATGATGTACGAGAATTTTATCATTCATCAGTCAGCTAACGACGTGAATAGAGGAGGAAAAACAATGAAGTTTAGAAAGAAACCAGTAGTGATTGAAGCTGTAAAATTTGAAGGCTTTATGTCTGTCACTGGGCAAGTTGTCTTTAGTGAACGTCCTATATGGATTAATGATGCAATCGGAAAAGAGATTCGATTTTTCGATAGAGAGAGTACACTCACAATCCAAACATTAGAAAAGTCCATGTATGCCAAGGTAGGAGACTACATTATCCGCGGTGTACAAGGTGAATTGTATCCGTGTAAACCTGATATTTTCAAAGCCACCTATGAAGCAGTGGAGGACGGCGAATGAATATAGAACATACAGCTTTAGATGAAAAAGGATTTTTGGAAAAAAGTATCAGTATTAAAAAATTGGAGAATGGGCATTACCTTGTGACAGCATACGAACTACCCACAGGGAAAAAGAAAGAAAAGGCGATCACTATGGAGTTTACGCAAAATGGAATTAATGCCTTATTGGGTGGAATGATGGCGGCAAGTGGGAACGTACCAGTTTTACCTGTCAGCAATCAAAAGTTCCAGTAACCAATAATATTAATGAAAATAAAAAGAACGTAGTTAACGTTCTTAGTCCTGTCGGAAACCTATTGGCTTAGGAGGATTGTTCAACTCATTTAAAACTTGCTCACCGAGTTCCGTTAGAGTAATTGGAACTGAACGATCTGAAGCAAATACTTCAATGTGATTACTATCAACTTGGGAAATTGTCATATTAGCAAAATAGTTTTTGCTGTAGCCATCTTTTAACGCCGAGTATAATCCTGACTCCATTGGCTGATTATGTTCAGCTAATTCTCCATCATTTTTCACTAGTGTTAATAATTTTTTCATCACTTTATCACTCATTGGATATCACCTCCTTTAAGTATAAATTGATAATAATTGAATAGTAAAAATCCAAAAAGATATAAAAAATCAAAAATCATCGATTTATTGAGGTTGTCTATGTAGGTTGTTTAAACTTTTTAAAAGCATTTTTTGTACTTTCACGGATTGATCTAAGAGTTTATTGATTTCCTCGTTACTTTGATAAGATATAAGGATTTCACCGTTTGCAAAACATCTAAGATCAAGAACATCATCTCTAAGATTGTCAGTATTAACCTCTTCTTGATTTTTAGTAAGTAAATTAATTATACGGTTATGGGCTTCTTGAATATCAGTTAATTTACTAACTATATCATGAAAATTTTTGGCATGTAAACTGGTATCCAAAAGGCATGAAAGGTCTTCTTTCACATTACTTGGTAGAGACCATTTGACTAATAGACTATGATCGGAAATGATTAGCGAGTTTAAATCTAAATTAAAGGATTTAGCAAGTTTACCCAATTTCTCATTGTCAGGACGTCTGTCACCCGTTTCGTACTTAGCGTAGGCTGCCTTTGTTACTCCCCATTTATCAGCCATTTCTTGTTGAGTCATTTGGTGAACAGTCCTTAAAATTAATAATTTGCTCTTAAAATTCATTTTCAATCCTCCTATATTTGGTGGCGAAGCGCCATCTTTTTATAAAATTAAGATACCATGACGTTGACGTTTTGTCTATAAGGTATTTTTATTTGCTTGAAGAAGTATACCACATACAGTTAGTAATTTATTTTTAAGTTAACTAACTCAGCCTATCAAGGAAGAATCCATGTGATCATTAATCAACTTTTTGATCACATAGAAATTTAGGAGGTATGAAATGAACGAACTGAAATATATTGAGAGTTTTAGTAAAGAGGAAATACTTGAAAAGATGCAAAATTATCTGAATGAAGTAGAGGCAGATATAGAGAATCCTCGAAGTGATGCAGACGATGAATTTGTAGGATCGATAAAAAAAGAAGTGTGGCTATTAGCTATACAATTAGCAAAACAGATAGACGAACCGCAGAAAGTCACAGTGCCAGCATTTGTGGCAGAGAAAATGAAGCGTTATAAATCTGCTTTGTGGATGTTGTCTAGTGAATATTTTGATACTTCATTAGAAGTAGATAGTGACGAGTTGACCAACTGGATTGATCAAAACAGTGAAAAGTTCTTCCGTGCTTGGCTAGACGGCTACGAGATCGAGGAAAAGCCGAAGTGGGTGGTTAAGCGAAAGGACAACGGGAAATATGTTGAGTCACTTGCGCTAGGAAAAGGAATTGGTTTGATTGCTGAAACAACGGCTTCTCTTCAAGAAAATGCTTATAAGTTAAACAGTAAGGATCAAGCAGATGCTGTAGCAGTGCTAATTGATGGAACAGTCGAGAAAGTGTAGGTGTGATCGGATGGAATCACTTTTTGAACGAGCTGAAGAAATGGCTCAAGAAAAATATCGGCAAACGTTTGATTATGCGACAAGAAATATAGGAGTCGCTTTTCGAAATGTTCTCAGAGAAAACAAGTTGCCAGAACCGCAATATAAAGAAACGAAGTTGAACGAGAATTATCTGGAAGAAATGATCAGCTACATGGAGATAATTCATCAAAAGGACTTGAAAGAGGTGGCGGAATGAAAGTAAATCCTATTTTCAAATTTGCGCTATTGGTTTTGCTGGTTCTGTCACCAACCCTAATTGGAGTGTTTGGTTGTATTTTTACGGACTGGGACAATGATAAGGTTGCAGGCATAGTGATTCTTGTCTATATGGTCGGAACACTATTCATTCTATTGCTAGCGTTTTTGTGGGTGTTCATTTTTGAAGATAGTTATGATGAGTGGAAAAAGCTTCAAGAAAAGAATATCAATAAACGAGCAATCCATGATAAAGAAATGAAACGACTGAAAGAAGAGATGGAAGAAATGCGGCGACGGTTAGATGATCGTTGGGACAATTTTTAGTTCAGCTAACCGACCCAATTGCATAAAAAAAGACCGCAACCTATGAGGTGGCTGCGGTCAATGAGCTGGACATTGAAAGGATCAATAAAAAAGGAGTACCAGCTCATATGTATTGTACATCAAATAAGAAGTGGAAGTGAAACATATGATACCCGATATCGAAATCGGTAAAATTTATAAAACATCTGATGCAAGCCCGCCAGCGTTTGCCAAAATCACAAAAATTTCTAATCATGATATTTGGAACGATATCTTAGAAGATGACGAATTAACGCAGCTTGCATGGGGAGATTGGTATCAATGGGCCAATAAAAATATCTACTGCCATTTTGGAGCTGGATTCGACACGTATAGGCTGGTTCCGGCAACCAAAGAAGAAATTGCCATTTACGAAGATAAAGTTAGAAAATATCGATCGGAGGAAAACAATGATACCGAAGTTTAGAAGTTGGGTTGAAAATGTTAGACATCCAAAATTCAGTTTTATGCAATATGAACCGGAGTTTAACGGAGAGATTAATAAAATATTCGAAAAAAATGGAGAAATTCAACATGGTGTGAAAGTCAGTTACATGCAATCAACGGGACTGAAAGACAAGAACGGCGTGGAGATATTTGAAGGGGATATTGTTAAAGTATCTAATCATCCTTTTCAAAAAAATGACAATGGAATCGGTATTGAAATAAATGGAAATTATGTAATTGGTTGGTCAGAATATTCGCTATCTTGGTTAGCTGGGAATTTAATATTAGCTGAGCTTAAACCTTTTATAGAAGTTATCGGCAACATCTACGAAAACCCAGAGTTGTTGGAGGTGGAAGGATGATAAAGAAAATTCAAGAATTTTTAGCTGTAGCGTATCCAATATTTTTGTTGGTGATGGCCACTATATATGTGTTCGTAGAAGACGGGAATAGATCACTTTTCTTCATATTACTCTACGCGGTTTGTTTAATTGGTGATCGCTTACGGGATATTCGTATTAGTATTAGCGCTTTATGGTATCGAATCTACTTAAGAAATAAAAAAGACGGCATCGAGTAGATCCACTAACGTCGCCAATAGAGGAGAATTACATGAACAAAATTATTAAGGAAGTTAATCTTGTCGCTAAGATTCATGGGTATGAAAAATTGAAAGATATAAAGATGGTGGATAAAACGAGATATTCGGCAATTGTAGGGAAAACGGGTGTGAAGATTTTAGTTGATATTCAGTCTGCAAAAGTTTGGCAATGGTTTCCGTTTCAAAAAAAACTATTAATACAAGCAAGAAAATGAAAAAGCACCAAGCCTCAGCTCAGTGCTAAACGTTATCCTATCTATAACATTATAGCACAGGAGGAATCGAAAGTATGGCGCTTTTTGATGTTAGTAAATATGAAGTACCTAGAACAGATGAGATTGACATGTCCACAACTAAAACTAATTTTGAGGCTTTCCTTCGAGCATATAAAAATTCTAGGGAAAAGATTGGGCAACCTAGAATTCCTAAAACGACTCAATCTTTTAGTTTGATTCCTCCTTCAACCGCAAATAGTGGAAGTGGAGAAGCAGAAAGACTATTGATCCAGAGGGAAGATGATCTTGCTGAGTTCAACGAGTTGCATCAACTATTTGCACGAGGATTTGCTGGAATATCACATCCTATAAAAGTCGATATCACGGAACGTAGAAGGCAGATATTCATTCTAAGATATCTACAAGGTTTCTCAGTTAGTGAAATACTAGACTTAGTGCCATTAGGGAAAGATATTGTAACTGAAGAATCAAAAGAAGCAATGATACAGTTCTGTTTTGAATTACAGTTAATTGTTAAAAAAACGGAAACTTTCCGACTTATACCCGTCAAAGAGTCGGAATAATTCCGGCGCGAAACCGTCAATGAAAGAGATATTATGATATTGTCAAAATAGTATAGATGCGGCTCAGCCGTTGATATAAACGTGGTCTGCTGCACAGGCCACACCAAATAAAGAATATATGAAGGAGGTGAACAGCTTCCCTTCTTTATTCTTAACGATTGTTTGCAAGACGATCAAAACGACCGGCACATACATCTAATATAGAAAGCGAGTAGCTCCTCTTCGTACGCTACTTGGTGTGCCGGTCAATACATAACCGAGATCACTCACTATGAGTGGTCTTTTTTATTTGGAGGAATGCGAATGACTGCTCAAGTGAATCTTGTATTAAATGGAAACGTGTATTGCTTGAAAGGAGCAACAGTGGCGATTGATAAGCGAAAAGGGAAATACTCCATTGTTAAACGATTAGAGCAAGATGGAGAGAAAGAAAAAGAAATTCTTTTCAAGGTGAGCAATGATTTGCTGGAGAGTTACTTTGCTGAAACTATGAGTTATCCACAGGATATAAACAGTTAAATTAATCATTTTAAAGAATCAGCAATTTAACCAGTGGTATCAAGGGATAGAACGATTTGAGAGTATTTGTGATTATGCTATGTATTCGTAAAGATTGGAGGTATAAACCAGATGGAAATTAATGAAATTAAAAGTGAGTTCAATTCTGACTTAAAACGTATTGAACGTATGAAATCAATGCTAGAAAGATTAAGAAGTATTGATGTGTTCAAAGGTGCAACTGTTCGCGATTGGTCCACTGGTGATCAAGCCTGTTTTGAAGAAGGCGAGTGCGAGTGGTTGAATGATTTATGGAGTGAGCAGATTAACAAAATAATCGATGAGATCGAAATTGAAGAAAAGAAGTTCATTAATAAATGGAATAAATCAATTACTGATGAGTGAGGATATCTTTATCGCGCAGACAAACATTGAGGTGATTATGTGACAGAAGAATTCTACCGCTGGTTAGTTGTTTTAATCCGTGAAGATAAGCTAAAGAAGTTTTACGATTGCGCGAAATGGCGGAAGCTAAGGCAGAGGGCGATCATCCGGGATAACAATGAGTGTCAGATGTGTAAGCAGCAAGGAAAGTACCACAATGTCAATAATGTCCACCACATCAAAGAAGTTAAGCATAGACCAGACTTAGCGTTGGATTTGGATAACCTCGTCTGTTTATGCATTGATCATCATAATGAAGTGCATGGTAGATATGTTGACGATCAGAACAAAAAGCTAAAAGACTTTAAGAACTTTGATTCAACGGAAAGGTGGTAAGTCACATGATCATCACAGACAATAGTCGAGAGTATGATCTCGATAGGTTGAAAGAGTATTCGACGATGACTCAAGGAATAGTAAAGAGATTAATCTATTCTAGGTATGTTGCAATTAGAAACTTACTCAGTGATAGTTGCTGCAACAAGATTAAAGCCTCAGTAGTCCAAGACAGCATTAAAAATAAAGAAGTTATCGAGAGAATCAAAAAGGTTTTCAACTACACAGAAAAGGAAATTATTTTCTATGTTGAATACACAATCGAACAATTCCCAATTGTCAGATAGTCCCCCCTCAAAATAATTTGCGATTTTTTGGGAAACCAACGAACGGGGATGGGTGTCAGGAAAAAACATTTTTTCAACCTTTATCACGAGAGGAGGCAGCTAATGTTTAAAAGTCAACTAGCACAAAATAGATACAAAGAGCGGTTAAAAAGATCCTTAATCGACCAGCTTGATCAACAAAATATTAGTATTACACCGTTTCTCGATACGATAGATAGATATATTAATCTCTGGGAAACGGCTATTTCTTTAGAAGAAGATATCGCTGATAATGGTGTGCGATTGAATAACGGTAAGAAAAATGAATCTGTTGCTTTATTAGTATCAGTAAATAAACAAATGGGATTAATGCTTGATAAATTAGCGATCACTCCAGAGATAGTGGGTGATGCAAATGAACCAATTCCTGAGTTATAAACATATAAGGAAATGGTTTGACGCGATTGACGCTCGAGAGGTTGTTGTTTGTAAAGACCAATTGCTGTTAAAAAAATATTTGGAAAAACGAGTTTTTACACGGGAGGATATTTATTTTGACGAACAAATGGTTGAAGATTCTATTAACATTCCTGCCACTTATTTTCCTTTTGAATTGATTCCTTGGGAAAAATTTGTGCAGTGCTTTATCTATGGTTGTCGATGGAAAAAAGATCATACACTCGTTTTTAATAGATTCCTCACGTTAATGGGGCGCGGAAACGGTAAGACAGGTTATGCTTCATGGAACAACTTCTTTCTACTGACTGCAAAACATGGAATTAAAAATTATGATATTGATATTTTTGCCAACAATGAATCCCAAGCAAAGACAAGTTTTGAGGATGTCTACCAAGTCATAAAAACAAACCCAGGTTTAAAAAAATCATTTTATATTTCGAAAGTATCTATTAGAAATTTAGCAACAAATAGTGAACTTAGATATAACACTGCAAACGCTCGTACGAAGGATGGAAAACGTCCAGGGGCCAATCGCTTCGATGAAATCCATGAAAATGAAGACTACGCAACGATGAATGTTGCGACTTCAGGCGGCGGTAAAATCCAAGACTACAGAGAATTCTACGATACGACAAACGGCGCTGTTAGAGGCGGACCATTAGATGATCTAATTGAAGAATCAATGATGATTTTTTCGGGTGAATTAGGAATTGATAAAGAAGGTGCAGAATTTTCAAGTTTATTCCCGTTCATTTGTCGTTTAGACGATGATACGGAAGTTGATGATCCGACTTTATGGGAAAAAGCTTGTCCAACAATCAATTACAACCAAGATCTAAAACGAAAGATGTTTCAAGAATACTCACAAATGCAACGTAATTCAGGGTTAAGATTAACATTTATGACTAAACGTATGAACAAACCTATGGAAGATACTAGGTTTGCTGTGGCGACGTACGAAGACGTTCTTCACACAAGAGAAAAAGAGTTTCCTGAAAGAATGGAAGAAGTTATTGGAACAGTTGACTTTGCAGATCGACGAGATTTTGCGTCATGTGGGCTACTTGGGAAGTATGAGAAAGATATTTATTTTAAACAGCACACGTTTATTCATGAATCTGCATTGAAACTCCAAAATATAAAGAGAGAAATTATCGATATTTCATTGGATCAAGGGAAATCACAAATTGTTCACGGGAAGAATATTGAAGCTGAATACATCGTCGATTGGTTTCTAGAACAGTCAAAAAAGCATTATATTAAAAAGATTGCCATGGATATGTTCAGAGCTAAAATACTGAAACCTGCATTGGAAGAGGCCGGCTTTAATGTTGAGATTGTCCGAAGCGGTAGTGTTACGCACGGCATGCTTAAAGATTTAGTTGATGATTTATTTATTAATCAGCGTTTATTTTTTGGAGACGACGCTATTATGCGGTGGTATTGTATGAATGTTTACGAAGAACATATTGCAAATGGAAATATTAGATATGAAAAGATAGACGGAGAAACCAGAAAAACAGATGGTTTCTTTTCTTTTTTGCATGGACTTAATTTTATCGATGATATCTATGATTCTGCACCAATCAAAATAAAAAATTTAACCAGTAATGCTGCTGGTGGTTTTAAACCATTAGTTTTTTAGAGAGGAGGTGGAGTAGTGGGAGTTGTCCAAAGAGCAGTAGATTACTTTACTAAGCGTTCAGTTGTTTCGATTGAAGAATATTTTTGTAAACTTCAAGTGGACTATGTTTATCGGAAGTTTGCAATTGAGACTTGTATTGATTTAATTGCTAATGCATTAAGTAAAGCAGAATTCAAATCTTACGAAAAAGGTAAAAATATAAAAAACGAGATGTATTATCGGTTAAATGTTTCACCGAATGCTAAAACAAATGCGACGGAGTTTCGTAAAAAAATGATTCGAAGACTTATTTTTTACAATGAAGTATTAATCGTTTCGCCGTCAAGTTCAACCTCAGAATTATTTGTAGCCGATAGTTGGAATGTTACTGAATATGGGTTAAAAGATGATGTATTTTCTCAAGTTCAAGTTAATAATATTGTTTTAGAGAAAACTTTCAAAGAAAGTGACGTTATCTATATTAAGTATGCTGACGAACATATACGTCAATTGGTAGACGCCTATTATGGGGCATACGGAAAGCTAATTTCATCAGCAATGAATGTATACAAACGATCCAATGCACGAAGATATGTGCTGAAAGGCGATTTATTCAGGCCGCAAGATGATACGGCACAAGGCCAAATAAACGAAATGATGACTTCTCAATTCAAATCATTTATGGAAGCAGACAATGCAGGAGCAGTGTTTCAGTTAGACAACAAAGCAGAGTTGCTTGATTTCAGCGGGAATTTCCAATCGAATTCACGAGATATAAAAAACTTAATAGATGACATCTACGAGATGACCGCGGCAGCGTTTCACGTTCCGAAAAACTTACTCAAGGGAGATATGAGTGGTTTATCGGATCAAGTGGACGCTTTTTTGATGTTTGAAATCATACCGATAGCTGAATTAATACAAGATGCTTTTAATGCAACGATTTATAGCATGGATGAATATTTATCTGGTGATTATTTGAGAGTCGATACCACCATGATAAAAATAGCTAGCTTCAAAGATTTGGTTGATGCCATCGATGTTGGCATTCGAAATGGCGTATTTACGATTAACGAAGGCAGAGAACGCGTGGGTAATGATCGCTCCGATAAGCCAATGGCGGACGAGATTTTCATAACTAAAAATAATGAACAGTTATCGAAGGGAGGTGACGCGAATGACGACAATGAAGACGGTTCTAGCAGTCAAAAATGAAAACACAGCGAAGCCAGCAGTTTATATTCAAGGATTTATCGGGTCTAGTTGGTTTTTTGAAGGGAATACGGATAAAGGCATCAAAGCGATTTTAGACAATTTAGGCAACAAGGAAGAAATCGATGTTGTAATTAATTCTAATGGTGGTGATGTTTTCCAAGGAATTGCAATTGGAAATCTGCTAAAAGCAAATAGCGCAAAAATTAATATCATCATTAACGGTGTGGCCGCAAGCGCAGCCTCTATCATTGCAATGGCGGGAGATACTATTCAGATATATCCAAACGCTCAATTAATGATCCATAGAGCCTCTACCTGGGCGGAGGGAAATGTCGATGTGTTCCGACAAACAGCGGATCAACTGGAATCAATAGACAAATCAGTAAAGGCTTCTTATCAATCACGATTTAACGGAACTGATGATGAATTAGAAAATCTACTTGTTGCCGAAAAATTCATGGACGCAGAAACTGCTTTGAAATATGGATTGGTAGATGAAATTATTGATGCGACCCCAATTACCCCTTTGCAAGAAGACGATGAAGAAGACGAAGAAAGTATCGAAACGGTATTAAATCAAGTGAACGAAGAGCGTGAGAAAAGAATGGCTGCTTTTGCAGCAGCATTAGAAAAAGCATTTGGATAAGGAGATGTAAATAATGACAGTAAAAAATTTAAAAGGTGTTTCAGCAACGAGTGATAAATTAATGAGTGCATTTAAAGACGGAAACGAAGAAAACTTTGGAGAGGCAATGGTTGTCTTATCGAACGAAATTCAAGATCGAATTTTAAAAGAAGCTCAAACCGCAAATCAGGACCAATTAGTTCTAATGAACCGTGGTCAACGCGTACTTACTAGCAAAGAAACGAAATTTTATAACGAAGTCGTCAATAACGAAGGATTTGCTGGCGTAGAGGAATTAGTACCGGCAACAGTCTTTGAACGTGTATTTGAAGACTTAACAAACGCCCATCCATTGCTTCAAAAGATTAATTTTGTGAATACAACTAGCGTTACGGAATGGATCGTCGGTCGTGGTGTGAACCCTGCTTGGTGGGGGAAATTATGTGAAGACATCAAACAGGTATTGGACAATGGGTTTGATGTGATCAACATGAAACAATTCAAATTATCAGGTTATATGCCTTTATGTAAGGCAATGCTTGATTTAGGTCCTGAATGGATTGACCGCTATGTTCGGACTGTTTTAGTTGAATCGCTGCAAATCGCTCTAGAACAAGCCATTGTAGACGGTACAGGTAAAGATCAACCTATCGGTATGATGCGTGATATGTCCTCTCAAACAGACGGAGAGTACAAAGAGAAGACTGCAGAAGCAGTTACCTCTTTAGATGCAACCGTCCTCGGAGGTCTAATGGCTCGTTTATCAAAACTAACAATTGAAGGTGTGACGGACCCAATTTACCGCAATGTCAACCCTTCTGATGTTGTGCTAATTGTCAACCCAACTGATTATTGGTCAAAAGTCTTTCCTGCAAAAACAGTTTTAACTGCTAATGGTGAGTACGTTCAAACACTCCCTGTTCCAGTTTCGGATTTACAATCAGTAGCTGTGCCAGAAGGTAAAGCTGTAATTGGTGTAGCTTCAGACTACTTTATGGGGCTAGGATCAACTCTAAAGATTGAAGCTTCTGACGAGTACCACTTCGTAGAAGACGAACGTGTCTACTTGGCTAAACAATATGCGAATGGTTTGCCAAAACGAAATGATAGTTTCATTGTGTTGGATATTTCTAAATTAGCACCTACGCCGTCAAAATAGTGGCCCCTGAGGTAGGAAAAGTAACTCCTACCACTGATGGGGCGTCAATAGAATTAACGTAAGGAGGAAAAGGAATGGCACGAACATTTGAAATTGACAAAAAAGATGGGACCAAAGTTTCTGAAGGAGCTAGCCCGTTAGCAATTACTGGACTAACAGCAGGAACGGTAGTAAAAAAGGGTGACTATATCGCCGTTGCAGTAGAGTCTGGAAAAAAATCTGATCCCGTTGATATTCCAGCTTTCACGGTCAATTAGTCTTTGAAATTAAGAGGGGGCTAACTTGTGGAAAAAAAGGATATATCTGACGGTCTTATGAGTGAAGTGAAACAAAAGTTGTATATTTCATGGGATGAAGACGATGAACAGATTAAAAACATCATTCTAAGGGCGGCGACCTATATTCAAACAAAAGTATCTGAAACACTGAGCTTTGATCAAGGTACTCCTGAGTATGATTTGTTATTGGAAAGATGCAGGTATGACTGGAATAGTGCATTGGATGAATTCGAAAGGAATTATTCTAGCGAGATCGTCTCATTTATTCAACATTATGCTTTGGTTGACTGGCGTAGAAGACACGGTGTTTTCAATGGTGAATAAACGAATTAGAGAAACCTTTAACGATGGAAATTTATTGGTTAAAACGCAAGTGACGAAGAGAAATGAGATAAAGAAAAAAATTGGGGCTGGCTATGAAAATATAGCTGGTCCTTTACGTTTTAGAAACCTTTCGATTCGTGATAGCGATTTGACCTCAATGGATGCCATGGATTCGAAATTATCCAGAAAAGTAAAGACGCCCTTTCATCCAGTCGTTAAACAATACAACAAAGATAAGTATTTTATCGTGATTGATCAAACGAGGTATAACGCTATTTATGTTGATTACGATAACTACTATCTATATTTCTATTTAGAAAAAGTGGGTGATTTTGTTGAATGATCCTGAGAAAAAGCGATTGAAAAATCAAACAATTGAAAAAATGTCAGTTTTGTCAGAGTATTTCAAGTTGCCGACTTACCAAGATTTTCTAAGTGAAGATGAGAAAAGTGATCTAGGTGATAGTTACGACTATTTCATTTTCGAAGAAGATGAAATCACGATCGTTGACAAGGATAAGTATACAATGGGTCAAAATGTGTACATCACTTTCTATTCTGAAAATAGAGACTACCTAACGGGGGATCAATTGGATGTTATCGCCTTAATGCATAACAACCTTTTCCGATTTAATGGAACCGATGTAAATCATCTGAAATTAGACAACCAGGATCGCTATATCGATCAGGTTGTTTTTTCTTTTGTTCGAATTCTAAGGAGTGGTTGTTAATGTCTAACGGCTGGGAATTAACTCTTCAAGGGCATGATCAATTATTAGCGAAAATGGAAAAATACTCTTCTCAAAGCGAGAAGATAGTCAATCAAGTTTTGAAAGAGAGTGGTTCGAATATCGCTGTTAAAAAAATTGAACAGCGTATCCCAGTCTCAGAAGATCAACTCAGAAGTGGCCGCAAACATGCTAAATTTAGCAATCCACTGAAAGTTGAGCATATTAATTTAGGCTTTATTGTACGACCCAAAAAGAAGTTTGACTATGTTAAATACCCAGACTTAGGGATTGGACATTCCACAAACAATCAGCCTGAAGAGTTTATGAAACGTGGGTTGCAAATCGCGCTTGATCCTATAACCGAAGAGATCGTAAAAGGGTTCGATAAATTAAATGAATAAAGGAGAGAGAATATAACATGGTAAATACGATTGTGACAACATTTGATAATGTAAGTATTAAAAAAATCGCCTTCATGTTTAAAGGTGCAGAGTCAGCAGACGTGACTGATTGTAATGGTCAGTTGGAAGGCGAAACAGAAATGCAAACAATTGAAAAAAAATGCGGGGCGGCGGTCGTGAAGACCAAGTCCAAACCTGTAGGAATGACAGTGACCATTACCGCACATGTACCTGTCGTCGTGTTCCGAAATTTCTATGGCTTAAAACATGATGAACGATTAAAACCGGGCATCTATTCATATGGACCTGATTCAGTAGGTATCGATTTTGCTTTAGCTGCAGAGGTTGTCGACGATTTCGAAGAAAACTCAAAATTATTAGCTTTCTTATCGGCAACATCGAATACGGGTTTAACCTTTACTATCGAAAATGGTGCAGATGAAGTTGCGGCGTTAGAACTAGAAACTAAAATTATGACTGATCAGTTTGGAAAGTATTATCATGAAGCGATTGTTGCTGAATTAGATGAAGACCTAACGGATGCATGGATGAACACGTTGTCGCCTGAAGTGATTAAAAAGGCAGACGCGGGAAAATAACAGCCCCTACTATAGGAAATGTTACTCCTACAGTTGATGGGGCAACCATAGACTTAACTTAAAAGAGAGGGATTCCTCTCTTTTTTTATTTGAAAGGGGAACTATCGATGATTGAAGAATTATTAGAAGATTATTCAAAACTAGAATTAAACAATGGGGAGATTGTAACCCTTGAACCGAAGTTGAATTTAAAAAAATTAATGTTAATCAATCGGGATTTCAATACAAATGAATTTGCGAAAATGTCTGTAGGCAATGAGCAAATGGATGTCAGTGTCATGCAAGGAGCAAAAGCAGTTTATGTGGCCTACAGACAAGCGAATATGAATGAATACATGAGTTTTGATGAATTTATTGATCATTGGTATTTTGATATGGCTCAAGCAACAATGATCTACAATCTCATGATGTTTAAAAAAGTTCAAAATGACTACCAGAAAGCTTTTGAGAAGGCAAATAAAGAAAAAAAGCTTCAAAAATAAAAATGCCAAAATTTCAAGTGAAAACGTGGGTTGATGTCTATTCGATGTTGACGGACGTTTTTTCTTTGTCTCACGAACAGGCTATGAGTAATTTGCCGTTAGACGACATCCTTCAAATTGCATACAACAAGCAGGCTTATGACGGATGGATGAGTTATGCGGTTAGAAAAGAACAAGAGAAAGGAGGAAAATAATGGTCAAAAAACGCAGTGAGGCCGAAGTTGTTTTCAAAGCCACTGATGACGGGTTGAAAGATACTGTCAAAGGCATTACATCCGAACTGACAAAAAATAGAGCGGAGTTTAAACTCGAACAGGCGCAACTTCAGTTGACCGGATCAGAGTCTGAAAAGCTAGAGAGCAAACTAGGAAGCTTACAAAAACAATATGATTTACAAGGTCAGAAAGTAGACGCTGTTAGCCAACGCCTTTCAAATGCGAAGAAATTTTATGGTGAAAATTCAATCGAAGTCCAAAAGTTAGAGCGCGAATTGATCAACCAGCAAACAGCACAACAACGAGTCGCAAATGAAATTGACAAAACTTCTCAAGCGCTGAGTACAGCTAAAGGGGATACGCAAACGTATGCCGGCACGATGAGAGAACTAGATGGCGAACAACGGAAATTACAAGCTTCGGCTAACCTGGTTGAATCGGAATATAAAAAATGGCAAGCAACTGCCGGTCAATCGGCGAGCGAATCTGAAAAGCTAGCAAAAGCACAAGAGTATGTAGGTAAACAAAGTGATATAGCCGAACAAAAAATTGGCGTCATGCGCCAACAATTAGATGCTACTCAAAAAGAATTTGGAAGCACATCAACAGAAGCCATGCAGATGCAGGCAAAGTTAAACGATGCAGAACGTGAATTTGAAGAGTTGGGCACGGCTGCAAAAAGCGTTGATACAACCAATCTTGATGATATCGGCAATAAAATCGATATGAATAACCTTATGCAAGCGTCAGATGTTATCTCTGATATTGGCGATAAAATGGCTGAGCTAGGTCAAGGTGCAATGGAATCAGCTGATAATATTGGCGGAGCACAAGCGAAAATACAAGCGAGCTTTGGATTAACAAAAGAAGAAGCAAAAGGTCTGACAGATGTTGCTCGCGGTATTTACTATGATGGTTTTGGCGAATCTTTGGACCAAGTCACTGATGCGGTAGTCCTTGTAAAAAGAAATCTAGGTGATCTGAATAATCAAGATTTACAGAATATCACACAACAAGCCATAACGCTTGATAACACATTAGGTGCTGATATGGATGAGACACTTCGTGGTGTTAGTGGTCTAATGACCAATTTTGGTTTATCAGCTCAGGATGCAATGGATTTGATGGTTGCTGGGACACAAAATGGATTAGATAAATCGCATGAGCTAGGCGACAACATGGCTGAATATAGCCAGTTGTGGTCACAAATGGGTTTTTCAGCAAAGGATACCTTTTCAATTTTGGATAACGGTTTGGATTCAGGTGCATACAACCTCGACAAAGTGAATGACTTTGTTAAAGAGTTTGGGGTTTCTTTGTCGGACGGTCGAATTGAAGACAACATACAAAGCTTTTCAAAAGGAACGCAAGACTTGTTTGGTGAGTGGAAGCAAGGAAAAGCAACGTCAGCAGATGTCTTTAAATCGGTCATTGGTGACTTTAAAGGAATGACGAACGAACAGGAAAAACTTTCTTTAGCGTCAACAATATGGTCCGCACTAGGTGAAGACAACTCAATGAAAGTAATCGAATCATTGACAAAAGTTAACCATACCTTTGATGATGTGGGCGGGGCTGCACAAAAGATGAACGATGCATCAACAACGCCAATGCAAGAACTGAATGGTAAAATAGCGGAATTAAAAGATTCCTTAGCCCCTATCGGAGGGACAATCATTGAATCATTAACTCCTATTGTTGAGTTTTTATCTAAAATGGCACAAGCGTTTAATGGGTTACCCGAACCAGTAAAGAAAATAATTGTCGTTATTAGTGGGTTAGCAGCAGCGTTTGCTGCACTTTCCCCATTTATTGCTTCTCTGATCACCATATTCTCTACTTTAGGGGGATTGTTTGCTGGTGGCGGTGCGTTAGCTGCCGTAGGAACGTTCTTTACAGCAACTTTATTGCCAGCGATACCGATTATCCTAGCAGTGGTAGCTGCTGTGGTAGCAATTATAGCAATTATAAAAAACTGGGGAGCGATCACTGACTGGCTGTCTGAGAAATGGACAACATTCAAAGATTGGCTAGTGGGCATTTGGACAAGTATCAGCACAACCGCTAGCACAGTTTGGACTGCCATCACTACGGCCATAACCGGCGCCTGGAACAACCTAGTCGCTATCGCTAGTCCGATTTTTGAAACAATCAAAAATGTGATAACCGTCGTGTTTATGACTATTCAAAGTGTGATCTCCGGTATCTGGACAGTTATTACTGCTCTGCTTCAAACTGCATGGAACTTTATCGTTGCTATGGCAAGCCCAATATTACAACCATTAGCAGCTTTCTTTAGTGGACTATGGAATGGGATTAAGAATGTAGCCACAACGGTATGGAGTACAGTATCTAGTTTCCTATCTTCTGTTTGGAACGCACTATCAAACGTTGCTAAGTCAATATTCAATCCTGTTGCTTCATTCTTTTCCTCTATATGGAATGGGATTAAAAATGTGACATCCAATGTATGGGATTCCATAAAGAATACTTTATCAACTGTCTGGAATGGGATAAAAGCGGTCGCCTCAAGTATATTCAATAGTTTGGCATCTTTTCTTTCTGGGTTGTGGAATGGCATTAAAAATACTGCATCTAGCATTTGGAATGGCATCAAATCTACAATAAGTAATGTGGCAAATGGTATTAAAGATTCAGTATCAGGGGTTTTTAATGGGTTAAAAAGTACTGTTTCGAATATTTTTAACGGAATCAAAAATGCTATGACTAGTCCAATAGAAGCTGCTAAGAACACTATTAGCAATATTATTGATCGAATTAAGGGATTCTTCAGCGGGATCAATCTTAGGCTACCAAGAATTGAAATGCCACCATTGCCACATTTTAGTTTATCTGGTCATTTTAGTTTGAAACCACCTTCAGTTCCACACTTAAATGTGGATTGGTACAAAAAAGGTAGTGTCTTTAATGGACCGAATGTTATTGGTGTTGGTGAAGCAGGACCGGAAGCAGTTTTACCTCTTAATGATACTGTACTGGGTTCTATTGGTCGTATGATTGCTGAAAGAATGCCAGAGGGATCAGGAAACGGTCAGATAGTCCACAATGAAATTAAACTGGAAATTAATGGTAATGTTGATAGCGAGGCAACAGCTCGCAGGATGGTTGACGACATTGTGGGAAGAATCACTGAAATCTATAACAATAAAAATTCAGCATTTAGCTAGGAGGGACAAACGTGTATAACGATATTATTGAAGCTATTATAAACAACATATCCTGTCAGTCGTATCGCTTATGTGTTGTTGGTAGACCGCCAGTTCCTTCGCCAAAGATAAAGTATCAAGAAACAAACGTTAAAGGGCGCAATGGCTCTTATTACGAGAAATACGGGTATGAAGATATTGAGTATCAGTTAACCTTCAATTACTTGGAGGAGCCTGAAACAGGTACGTTCAAGTTACAAATGCGGAAAATCAGACAATGGTTATATATGGCGAATCGATTGGAATTATCTGATGAGCCAGATGTGTATTATGAAGTGAAGAAAGTCGAAATCGGGGATGCTGAAAATGACATTGTTGAATTCGGCTTTTTTGAGGTGACGTTTACTCTGGCACCATTTGCAAAAATTATTGAGAATAGCCCGATTGAATATGCAAAAACTGCTAGTAATTTAGAAGTTGTTTTTGACAATCGGTCAATTGTAAATTCTGAACCTAAAATAATTATTTATGGATCAGGAGATTGTACAGTAGCCATCAATGCCGGTGAGTCAATAAAATTCACTGGAATTGATGGATCAATAATTATTGATTGTGAAAGGAAACTGACCTATAAGACGGATGCTAATGGGGCGCATATGAACCAATCTTCAAAACAATCCTCAAATGCTTATCCCGAATTAAAGCCAGGGGATAATACATTTCTTCTAATCGGAAAGTCGATTACAAAAGTTGAGGTTTGGCGTAATGCCTTAGTTTAAGGAGGGTATATTTTGGCAATTCCATTTTTATATAGCTCGGACGATTCTACCAATGATTACTCCAGAAACGGATTGGGTGCATTACCGGATTGTTCAAGCTTAATAACCGCAAGCGCATTAAATGGTGAAGTCACACTCCAAGGTTCTGTATCCATTGGAAAAGTGAATGTAGATAATATTATCAATGGCAACATTATTAAATTGAAAATAAATGACACTCAAAGGCCGCAAATAATGCGGCTTTTTAATGTAAAAAAATCAATGGCAAGCGGGCTAGTCACTTTTTCTGCCGAGCCTGTAGTTAACGATATCAGAGAATCTTTTATTCCGAAGTTTGACGAAAATGCAAAATCTGTCATTCGGATGTTTGATGCTTTGAGATCTAAAGCGAAACCAGCTATACCGGCAAGATTCAAGTTTTTCAGCGACAAAGACAATGAAGCTGCAATAAAACTAGAAAGAGTAAGTGCCTTACAAGCACTAGGCGGTGTAGAAGGATCATTCTTGCAAAAGTTCAAAGGAGAGTATGAAAAAGACAATCATGATATCTACTTACATAAACGCATGGGGGAAGATCACAAAATTAAGATTCTCTACACCAAAAATCTAAATGGACTAGATATCGAGGTTGACACACAAGGGATTGTTAACGGAATATATGGTTTTGCAAAATTGGACGGTTCAGAAGATATCATTGAATCGACTAAGCAAATCACCTATTTTGAAAAACAATACAATAACGGTGTGATTAACCCAGTCGATTTTTCTACAGACAAGCCAAGTAATAGTGCAGCGCTTCAAAAATTGGTTGATGCATACATCAAAGCAAATACTGAACTCAATACTCCAAAAGTTACTGCTAAAATAGATTTTATTCTTTTGAATAATCAGCCGAATTACAAAGAATTTGTAAATATGGAAAGTGTAGGTATGGGCGACGGCGTAGACGTCTATCATCCTATTTTGGATGTTGATTTACATGCACGCGTTATTAGTTATGAATACGATAGCATTACTGAACAGTATACGAAATTAGAGGTAGGCTCTGTCAAAGCAAGTTTCATAGATCAAATTGTAAATAAGATAGACGAAAACAACCAAGAGTATGATGATAGAATTCATCTGGTGGAAGATGCTCAGCAGGAAGCATCAGATATTATCAAAAATCCAGGAGAAGGTCATGTTGTCATTTATCCATCAATCGCTAATCCACAAGAAATATTAATAATGGATACCACGGATGTAAATACTGCAAAAAATATTTGGCGATTTAATGAAGGTGGGCTTGCATTTAGTCGGACAGGATACAACGGCATGTATGAACTAGCTATGACGAATAATGGAGCAATCGTTGCGGATCGGATAACAACGGGTACCTTGAGGGCAATTACCATCATTGGTGCGACAATAACAGGGTCTAAGTTTCAATCTGATGGTAAAGATTTTGATATCAAGATTGATAATGGAGTTGTGACATGGATAAAGAAATCGGACAACTCAACTGCATTTACGATGAGAGCGCAATACCCTTCGGCATCAGTTACACACAGTATTGGATTTGAATTAGGAAGTAATCAGGGAAGCTTTTCTGTTGGAAAGCAAAATGATTCCAACCACTCGATGTCGTTTGGAACGGATACATTCTTTGTGCGCAATATAGGGAAAATAGCATACACTCCTCAGTGGGGCTTTATTTTAAACGAGGACCCCAAACAAAGTTATACTGCAAACTCTGCTTCTTTTAATGCATTTTTAGGAGATGACGGATATATAAGCTTAGGACAAACGAATGCTAAAAAAACCTCGCTGGTTTGGTTGCGCGATGGTGGGCTTAAAGTTGCTATAGGTAATTTTAGTGTAGCAGGAACGAAGAACAGTGCTGTTAAGACTCAGAATTATGGGGAACGTTTGTTGAATGCTTTTGAGACGCCAGAGTATTTGTTCGCTACCTTCGGCAAAGCAATTACAAATGATGAAGGGTATGTTGAAGTCGAGATCGAACCCATGTTTTTAGAAACAATTAATACGAATTCCAAAAATTATCATGTTTTCGTTTCGCCCTATGACAATTCAACAGCATACGCCTGTTATTTAGAGTATGATCGCTTTTTGATTAAGTCAGATAAGCCAAATGTAGAAGTTAGTTGGCATTTAGTGGCTTATCGTAAAGGGTATGAAACGTATTATTTGGAAACACCTTTGTCAAATAGTGAGAAAACGCCTGATTTACCGACTTATGTGCAAACATTAGAGAATCACGTTCAGTCATTAGACCCAATTATGAAGTATCCATTAAGCCCAGAAGAAGAGCAAATCCGAAGGGAAGAAGCAGAGCAAAGGCGTGTTGAAAAGGAGGCGGACAAGTGTGAGTGAGGTATTACGATTTGATTTAGCTAAAGATCCAAAAGGAAACCCAATCACCTATGGACGTGTTGGCGACGGTGGGGGTTTTGTTCGAAAGATAAACGTTTTTGAAGATGGAAAGCCGTTTGATATAACTGGATGGATACCCACATTTGAAGGCAATACCAGTGACTATAAAACGAAAGTATTTGATTCTGAAGGAATTACTATTACTGATGAGAAATCAGGTGAGTTCACGTACACCTTTCCGAATATGGCATTTGCTGTTGAAGGTCAATATGAACGAGCGTATTTCTCATTTACAAAGGGGAATCAACGTAAGTCTACTGGAAATTTTGAAATTATTGTTTTTGGTAATTCAGATATTGATGCACCAGAAGCGGAAACAATTATCACTGAGTACAACAAATTAGTTGCTGAGCTGCAAGCATTGCAGAAAGAGAATATTGAAGATCTACAAAAGCAGCAAAACAATTACATTCAATCAGCAGAGTCAAAATTCAGTATTTTGCAAGGTGACATTGCAAAACTACAAAAACAGATTGATACTTTCAAATCTGATGTGAATACGGCAGCGTCAAACGCTGTAACAACTATAAATAAAGCACTAGAAGAATTTAAAGATCAAGATTTTTATACTAAATTAGAAGCAGATAACCATTTCGCCAAAAAAACTGATTTGACTAAAGAGAATGTCCAATTAGGTAACGTAGATAACTACGCTACGGCTAATCAAACAGAAGCCGAGCAGGGAATTGCATTAAACAAGTTCATGACACCTATGGGCGTCAAACAGCACTTAGATGCGCGCATAGCTACAACAGAAGAAACAGGAGCTGGTGAGCGTAACGACGTACTAATCACACCAAAAAGATTAATTGAAATATTGAAACAATACACGCTTTTCAAAGAACATTTTGGGAATGGTGAGGAACTTAAAGATAACACAACTGACGGTGTGCTACTGAAAATAGGTGAAAGCCTCGGTGGTTCAATTAACTATGCTACAGCTAGACCATACAAAATTAATTCCGATGGCTCACTTACGTTCAACAAAGATGGTCGATTCAGATTCTCTGGTTCTGCAAAGTTAGTAGCTGGAGACACCAACCCCACCGATTACATGTATACGCAGATTGTTGTTGGTTCTACTATTAATGATTGGATCAATCAAGGTTCGACGAAAGCTACAAATGGTACTATGCGATTGACTTGGACTTTTGCTGGTTCAATAATATTGGATGTAAATTCAGGCAATCGTGTTTATATTCGCTCGTCTATCCGAAGCGGCAAGCAGGCTTTTCTTGCACAGTTAATGGAGCTCACGATCGAGGAAGTTCGATTCTCTGGTTGAAAAATTCATTTAAGATTATAAGAGTATGATTCAGATTAAGCACACTTTAGAGTGTGCTTTTTATTTTGATTGGAAGGTGGAAAGGCATGTGCATTTTTTCGACGAGTTACTAGAACTCAATGGGCTTTTGATGTCTTTGGGAATTGGAGGAATCGTAGGCGTTCTAGGTTGGGTAGGAAAGTTGATACTAAAGAATAAAAATATTGCAGAGCAAAATAAACAACTAACGGAACAGAGATTTAAAATGCTTGAAGCTGCAAATGTTGCTATCTTGCACAATGAGATTTATAAGCAATGTTCTTATTTTATCGAACAAGGAGAGGTTGAAGTCGATGATCTCGACAACCTTGAATATCTTTGGCGCGGATATCACGGATTAGGAGGTAACGGAACAGGCGAGCTTCTTTACAACCGTGTGAGACAGCTTCCTTTGAAGGGAGGTGAATCGCATGCAAAATAAGACATTTGAAATTCTTAAATGGATTGCATTGATAGTTATACCAGCATTGGCCACTTTTGTTGGCTTAGTAGGAAAGGCAGTCAACTGGGAATATACCGATGTTGTAGTAATTATCATTACTGGATTTGGCGCTTTTCTCGGAACTGTTTTAAGTGTGTCCAATCGGACGTACAAGATGTTTCCCGATGATAAAAAAGAATAGTAGGAGGAATAGAATGAAAAAGAAATTCTTGATGGGAGCTGTTGCAGCTCTTTTTTTATTGCCGATTTTCCCAATGAATGTGGATGCGGCTAAAGGAGATCAAGGGGTCGATTGGGCTATTTATCAAGGGGCACAAGGTCAATTTGGCTATGCTCATGATAAATTCAGTATTAGCCAGATTGGCGGATATAACGCTGGTGGACTATACAATCAGTCGACGTATGAAAGTCAAGTAAACTCCACTCTAGCGCAAGGAAAACGTGCCCACACGTATATTTGGTACGATACTTGGGGAAACATGAGTATTGCGAAAACTACGATGGACTACTTTTTGCCAAAGGTGAAGACACCGCGTGGATCAATCGTCGCTTTAGATTTCGAACATGGAGCATTAGCAACTATTCCTGATGGATATGGTGGCTATACGAGTTCTCCGACTGAGAGAGCTGCCAATACCGAAACGATCCTGTATGGTATGCGGAGAATAAAAGACGCAGGATACACTCCAATGTATTACAGCTATAAACCATTTACTTTAAAACATGTTGATTACCAAAGAATTATCAAAGAATTTCCTAATTCACTGTGGATGGCTGCGTATCCGAATAACAATGTCACTCCTTATCCAGTGTGGTCCATGTTTCCTAGTATGGATGGTGTGGGCATCTATCAATTCACATCCACATATGTTGGTGGTGGGTTAGATGGAAATATCGATTTAACAGGTATCACTGATAACGGATATACGACGCTGCCTGACCCTAATCCTAGTGAAACAACGGATATCTACCGTGCTGGGCAGAACTATTCTGTGATGGAAGTCAAAAATGACAAAGGTCACGTGGATGGTTTTGGTGCAATGGCAGGCAAGATTAAGGCAGAAGGATGGAGTACTCGTACTCACAAATATCAGTATGCTTTTATTCGTGATCGGACAACAGGCAAAGAACTAAAACGTATTAAGCTGAAAGATCTACCCCGGGCGGATGCAGCGAAGGTGTACAACCGTAGCGATACTGCAGGGTTCCAAATCGAGTTCAATCAAAAAGATGTTGCAGGCCACTCGATCATTATCATGATCCGTAGTACCAATGATTCGAAAGGCGATACAAAAGACGGATTCAACGATCTAACCGAAACGCGTTGGTATTTAGACGTGTAAAAAGTTATCCCGAAATAAAAACTCGCTAATAAGTCTCTTTTGCTCAATTTGACACAAAAAAAGTGTTTGATATAATTAATACGTTAGTGTCATTGCTAACAATTCTGTTTTCTAGACTGATAAGAGACCTAAGCATCTTATCAGTCTATTTTTTTGTTTTATTTTGCAAAAAAAACAGATGTTAGTTAAACTAGATTTATAAACAAAAGTATCACTCCTAAAAAAATGAGTAGCAGAATCAGGGAACTTGGGGAAGCTTCTCTGGGGGAAATTCTGCTACTCTATTTTTATTTTACCAGTTATAAATAGTAAGTAAAGTGCTATAATTTTTGTTTTGCTGTTCAAATGAAGTGGTTAATAATTAATTAAAGTGATGAACAAAATAGTACTAGTTAGAATAATTTGTTAGCTAATGGCTCTAAACTATGTTATGCTTCTCAAGTAATCGATTTTGAAATGTGATGTGGACTGTATATATTTAACCGTATTGAAATCCTTTTACTATCAACAATTAATTGCAAAAAAGAACGTACTTGATACGTATCAGGAGGAAATATACATGAATAACGGTACAGTAAAATGGTTTAACGCAGACAAAGGTTTTGGATTTATCACTGGTGAAGATGGCAACGATGTATTTGCACATTTTTCAGCTATCCAAAGCGACGGCTTCAAAACTTTAGAAGAAGGTCAAGCAGTGACTTTCGACGTAGAAGAAGGCCAACGTGGACCTCAAGCTACAAACATTCAAAAAGCTTAATAAAAATTAGTTGAAATATCGGCCGTCTCCTCCTAGGGGCGGCTTTTTTGTACCCTTAGCTCAGTTGCTTAGAGCAGACGGCTCATAACCGTCCGGTCGTAGGTTCGAGTCCTACAGGGTAAATAAAATAAACCCTCTACTGCCTTAGTTGGTTGTAGAGGGTGTTTTCCGTTTATTTTGAATGCCATTTTGAATGCCATGTTTTATTTTTTATAGAAAACTAGCGAAAAGAAAAAACAACCAAAAGTCTTTTTAAACAAGACTTTTGGTCGTTTTTTAGTTTAACGAAAACTAACGAAAATCGTATAATGGAGACGGCGGGAGTCGAACCCGCGTCCAAACACATCGACACCTAAAAATCTACGCTCATAGTCATACTATTTAAATTTCGCTTTGCCCTCTGCCGCATGACAGGCCGCGGACATTGCTAGTCTGATAGGCTCTTTATCAACTTACAGACGGAAAGTTGATACGTATCCCACTTAGAATAGGACCCTTACTCGAGCACATGGGCGATACCGAGAGGATCTACGCTAACTGTTTTTAGGCAGCTAAAGCGTAAGAGTTATTGTTGTTTTTAGCAGTTATATTTAACTGTAACGTTTTTACGTAGACGTAACCTACGAAGCGCAATTCAGGCTCAAACTATGCCTGTCGAATCCGTAACGTCCCCTTTATGAATAATTTTACTGCAAGAGAAAGTATACCATCCCGTTATAAAAAATGCAAAGATGTAAATGATTCAAAAGAAATTTTTCAGATTCCTGTGAAAAAATTGAAGAAAAAACAAATTGTTAATGAAGATACGGGTAAGGTAATGGTTGAAAAAAATGAAATAGAGTATACTTATAATGAGAATCAGACGATATCAGGGGGTTAATGT